TCAACAGACAGACGATCTATCGCCAGAAGACCTAGAACTACTTAAAGAAGATTTCCCGACCGTCTACAAAGGCATTATGGCTATGCGTAAGCAAGCCGAAGCTCTTGAAGCAAAGATTAAGCCTGTCGCAGAAACGGTCAACCAGCAAAAAGCGGAAACAGAACGCACAACTGCGCAACTTGTGCAGGATGCGATCGACGCAACGCCAAAGCTGGCGCACATTGCAAACACCGATCCTGTTGCGTTTGAACTTGCAATACAGTTCGATAACACGCTAAAGGCTTCGCCAGCATGGGCAGGGAAAACACTTGAAGAACGGTTCGCCAAGGTCGTTGAAATGGTGGAGTCGGCAAACGGTGTGATTAATGTACCAGGTCAATCTAATGCGCCAGCGCAGAAAACAGCGGAGCAGTTGAAGGCAGAAGCAAAGGCACTTGCGGAGGCTCAGGCCAAAGCGAATAAGACAGCAGTACCTACTTCGCTTTCTGACTTCCCCGCAGGTCAACACGCGGCAAACGACGAATTGGAAGCGCTCACAAATATGTCGACGCTGCAGATCGCCGCTAAGTTTGCTGGTATGACCGCAGATCAACAAGAAGCGTACTTAAACAACCTTTAATAAGGAAACTAAATCATGGCAACTACAGTTCCAGTAGGCAGCGCCCTAGCCCGTAAGGTCTATTCCGTTGGCCTCTTTACTCGTGTGCAGACTGCGCCGGGTTTCATGAACCTGATTTCTGGTGAAATGCCGAAAGAAGGTAACTTCGCCGCAAAGACCAAAGGTCAAACTAGCCCAGACTATCCAATCGTTAAGGCCGGTGACTTGTCCAAAGGTGCAGGCGAAGCCGTATCTATCGACTTGTTCAACGTCTTGCAAGGCAAGCCGACAATGGGCGATCGCAAGATGGCAGGCCGTATGATGAATCTCACAACTTCCAGCATGGACGTGAAGATTAATCAAGTTCGCGGCGGTGCCGATAGCGGTGGTCGCATGACTCAAAAGCGTACTGTGCATAACTTGCGCTCTATCTCTATGGCTGGTTTGCAGGCATGGATGCAGCGCTTTGAAGACCAAAACACTTTGGTTCACTTGGCTGGCGCGCGTGGCGTACAAGATACAACTGACTGGGTAGTACCTTTGGCGACTGATTCAGAGTTCTCTGAAATCATGATCAACAGGGTAAATGCACCTACTAAGAATCGTCAGTTCTATGCGAATGACGCTACTTTGCCTTCAGACATCGGCACAAACGATGCACTGACGCTGCAAGACATCAGCCGCATCACTTCTCAGTTGCGCGAATCTACTGTTCCTTTGTCCCCTATCAAGATCAAGGGCGACGAAGCAGCATGGAACAGCCCAATGTGGTGCATGTTCGTAACTGAACGCCAATGGCTCTACCTCAAGTCTCGTACTGGCCAAACACAGTGGAACGATGCCGTTAAATACGCATTCGAACGTAAGTCTGCGATGGGCTCTAATAAGCACCCATTGTTTGACACCTACGAAACGATCATGTGGGACGGCATGCTGATCAAGCGTCTGAACCGTTACGCTATCCGGTTCACCACCGGCACGGCAGTTACATACGATACAGGCGGTGCAGACGGCGGCACATACACTGAATCTACAGCCAATACAGCGGTAGACGTGGACCGTGCGATTATCTTGGGCGCTCAGGCATTGGCTAAGGTCTACGGTGCAAGTCGCAGCGACTACTTCTACGACTGGAGCGAAGAAGAAGTAGATCACGGCAACAGCATTGAGACAGTGTGCGCGGCAATGGGCGGCTCTGCGAAGATCCGTTTCCGTATTGACGGCGTAGATACTGATCACGGCGTAGCGGTTATTGACTCCTACGCACCAGATCCAGCGTCAGCTGCAGGCCGTACGCTCTTGGCTTCCTAATTGAGTAACAATCAATCAGGCATCTAAATTGAAGTAAAGTCGGGAGAAATCCCGACTCTCTAGGAGAATAAATCATGGCAACTATCAATGCCCCAAGTCTTAAGGACGTACAGCCAAGTGGTGATCGCGGCGCAGTATACGCGCACGGATCTATTACTCTGGCTGCAGCTGCTATCTCTGACAAAGTACGTCTCGTCAAATTGTTCGCTGGTACGAAAGTCTATACGACCACAATGATCAACGCTGCACTCGGCGCGTCTACGACCGTCAGTGTTGGCTTTGAATACGTTGACGGTCAGGCCGGTGGTACGGCTACAGCGTTCATTCCTGCAACGTCTACAGTGGCAATCGCTAAAACAGAATCGATCGTTAAGCCGGTCGTTCTCGATTACGATGCCTATGTGACCGCTACTGTCGGCGGTGGCGCTGCTACTGGTGCCCTCGACGTTACAGTGTTGTACGAACACAGAGGCACACTGTAATAAACCTGTGGTAATCGAAAAAGGGCGGCTCTTGTCGCCCTTTTTTTAAACAGCATAGAGGCAATCATGCAAACAACAGTAAAGATTGAATACGTTGGCAATAAGCAGTTTTGCATCGACAACGTGGCTCGCTCAGGCAAAGCATGGAATGGCAAGGGCGACATTCAAGAGGTAACGCCAGCACAGGCAAAGATCCTGATTAAATATGCCGATCAATGGGCACTCGCAAAAGGCGAAACAGTTGATTCGTTGAACGAGCCGGAAATTATCGTCACAAAGGATGCAGACGGTAAAGACGTCGAAACTAATGTTTCAGAACTGGTAGGCGCTTTGGAGAAAATGACTTGTGCGCAATTGGTTGCTTACGCCCAGAAAAAACACGGCAAGACATTGAAAGCAAACCGTGGGCGCAAAGTAGTCCTCGATGAAGTCATGGTTTTAGATGGCCATGTCAACGTAGATTAAGTCAAATAGACACGGCAAGGCGATACTGACGACATGGCTAATATTCGATACGATCAGTTGACGGCGTTGATACTTCCCGAAGTTCAGGGTTGTAGTGATCCCATGGCTGAACAAGCTATTAGAGACGCCGCCGTTGAGTTTTGTCAGCGATCAATGGTGTGGACCCATATTGCGGATACACAATCAATTACCGCTGGCATGGCTAATTACGATATCGAGCCGCCTAGCGGCGCAACACTGGTTGAAATTAAAGCCATTAAGGTGTCTGATCAGACCGATCAATTGGAAGCAATGTCTGTTGATCAGTTAAATCAAAAGTATCCTGATTGGCAAACAAAATCGGGCACCCCATTTGCATTCACGCAAATAGAGGACTCGGAATTTATACTTGCCTATGTACCTGATAAAGACATCACTGATGGATTGCAGATTGCATTAACTGTTCAGCCTGCACGCAATTCGACTGGCTTTCCAGAATGGATTAACAATCGCTATCAAGAGGCAATTTTGGCTGGCGCAAAAGCTAGACTCATGCGTAAGCAGGGCACTGCCTGGTATAACCCGCAACAAGCAATTGATTACCTATCAGAGTTTGACTTAGGAATAGCAGGCGCTAAAGAAGATTCAACACTTTCATCCGTGCGCGCTGCAGTGCGTACCACTTCTAGACATTAAGGAAATATCATCATGGGCACTGTAACCGTACAATCAATCCTAGATCGTGCCGTTGTTATCTTGCAAGATACAACCAATGTACGCTGGCCACTCGCAGAGCTATTGCCTTGGGTTACCGACGCAACTCGCGAAATCGTTATTTTCAAGCCTAGCGCTTACGCAAAAAACGAATCAATGCTTCTTTCGGCTGGAACAAAGCAAACGATTACCGGCATACAAGTTCTTGATGTGGTTCGAAACATGGGGACAAATGGCACTACGCCGGGGCGAGCAATCCGTTTGATTGAGCGGGAAGTTCTAGATGCTGGTCAACCAGATTGGCATTCGTCTGCGCAGTCTGCCGTAGTCAAACACTTCACTTACGAAGAAAATGATCCTAAGACTTTCTATGTATGGCCGCCTTCTACTGGCACTTCATATGCGGAAGTCATTTATAGCGCGGCACCTCCCGCTGCGGTATTGGGCGGTACACTGTCGATAGATGATATCTATCAAGGTGCGGTACTCGATTATGTTTTGTATCGAGCCTATCAGAAAGATGCTGAGTACGCCGCTGATCCAGCGCGTGCATCTGGTCATTACGCTGCATTCCTTAGCGCCATTGGTGGCCGCGAGAAGGCAGAGAAGACGCAAACCCCAAATCTGGATCAGCACGGTAACCCGAACGCATACCGTAAGTAATTAACATTTTCTCAAAGGAGTAAATAAAAATGCCAGCTTCTAATTATCTTCGCGGAAAGGTCATCGACGTTTCCCTTCGCAACACGGCCTACACCGCACCGGCAGCCGTCTATGTGTCATTGCATACTGCAGACCCCACGGCTGGAGCATTGGCAGGTACGGAAGTATCGGGCGGTTGGTATGTGCGTAAAGCCGCGACATTCGCGGCGCAAACAACGGCAGGCCAGACTAGCAACAGCAATACGATCACGTATGACCCTGTTTCCGGTGGTCCTGTAACTGTCACGCACTTTGCCGTGTGGGACGCCGCTACGCTCGGCAACATGCTCTATTACGGCACGCTGGCAGCAAGTAAAACATTTGCTGACACCGACGTACCAAGCTGGTTGCCTGGTCAAGTTGCGATCACTGCTACCTAATAAGGGCGCGGCGTGAATAAGCATGAAATCAATCAGGCGCAGTTAAATGGTTCCGTAACTCACAATGCGATTGTAGGGCTCGGAAGCGCGACTGCGACTATTGATTTCATTGCTTTTGAGAGGGCGCTTACACTGTTAAGCGGTTCCTCTGCGATGTCGTTCTCTGTACTTGGGGACATCACAAAATCTGCCCAGATTGGCACGGCAACGGCAGGTATAACGTTTAGCCAGTCTGCTGCGCTTACGGTATTTAGAGAAGTAAGAATACCTAGCGCGTCGGCCAATGTCTCATTTACGCAGACGGCAGGACTGTTCAACCAAAAACAATTGCCGAACGCTGCCGCAGCGATGTCTACGACGGCAGACGGTGATCTATTTGTTGTAACCGGTCTGTCGGCATCCACATCACTTAGTTTTAATGTCTCGTCGGCTTCTGGGCCACAAGTAACAAAACAGCTTGGCGCTGCCAGTTCTTTGCTTGTTGTCAGTGAATCTGGATCTCTGACGCAGTACATAAAACGGACAATTCCACTAGCTTCTTCTGATGTTGAATTTGAAGTAGATGGATCGCTCACCAAGCATGTAAAACAGTACATGCCGATTGCTCTATCGCCGATGGTATTCGACACATTGGCAAATTTAACGCGATATGGCCGTGTTGGTATGTCTGGTAGCTTAGTAATGGCGTTCACTGAGACAGCAAATCTTAGCGCCAAGTTACAAATGACAGCCAGTAGCGGAATTAGCTTCTCTTGTTCTGCAACTATTACTAACAAGCGCGTCGATCTTCCGGCTGCAAGTGCATCGCTGTCATTCCTAGCGACCGGATCGCTTTACACCGGTAGGCCGTTGGGACTGTCGAGCTCTGGAATCACATTGTCGACGACCGGCAACTTAAGCACTATTCAAAAACTGTCAGGTTCTACAGGAATCAATTTCTCTGAATCTGCAAACATATTCAATAACCCGAATGCAACTGACCCGCCATTTTATGTAATGACGCGGCCATTTGTAGACCGTGTAATGGTGCGTCAATCATGACAATTCTAAATAAATACACGAAACAGCCTAGAGAAGTCGAGACATACGCCATTCAGTATGCCGAAGATATGTCTTCAACCGATAACATTACGGGCGGTTACTCGGCATTCGCTTTGGATAAAGCGATAGAAACTGATCTTTCAACATCCTATACGGCGACATCATCCGATAACAATAAGCTGTTTTACACCGGCAATAGCATCACGTTGCCAACTGGTGTAGCCGACGGTTTTGTAATCATGGTATCCAATACAGACCAAGATTCAGCTATTACGGTAGGCTCTTTCAACGTTCCGGCTAGATGCTGCATCATTGTTCGCAGAAAGAATAGTGCTTGGGTTGCCGAATTGACGGGTACAACTATTATTGTTGACGCCCCCGGTGATCAACGTGTTCGCGTATCAGTTTCAGGCGGCTTCCATGGAACGACATATAAAGGTCAGTTGACCGCGAATACATCGGAAGGCCGCGTTTTAGAAGATGAATTTATATTGCGCGTGAAGGAAACATAAAATGCGACTCTTTACAAATAATGCTTCAAGCACGCTTGCCTCGCCTATCAGCAACTCAGCTCTATCTATCACGCTGGCCACAGGTGACGGCGCAAAATTCCCATCGCCTACTGGCAGCGACTATTTCATGATGACGCTTTGCAAGGTAACGTCTGGCATTGAATCTGAAATAGAAATTGTAAAATGCACGGCTCGAAGCGGTGATATATGCACTATCGTTCGCGCGCAAGAAGGGACAACGGCAGTTGCGCATGCAAGCGGTGATTTTGTCGGCCTGCGCGTGACCGCAGCCGTCATGAATGAACACGAGACAGCCGTTACAAGTAAAGACAAGTCTGGCGGCATCGTCGGACTTACATTGTTGAAGATCAATTTTCTCAATGCTCTTGGCACGTTCACCAGTTTCTTCACGAATGCTAACACTGCAGCAAGAACCTATACGTTTCAGGATCGCGACGGCACGATTGCAGACAATACGGATCTCGCGCTAAAGGCAAATCTAGTAAGCCCGTCATTTACTACGCCTACGCTGGGCGTGGCCAGTGCAACGACGTTAAATAAGATTACATTCACGCCGCCAGCTACAGGATCGACAATAACGATTGTTGATGCTAAGACGCTGACGGTATCGAATACGCTGACGTTTGCTGGCACCGATGGTTCAACGCTCAACATTGGCGCTGGTGGGACGCTTGACTCGGCGGCATTTACGGCGTCGTCAGCATATGCGACGGCAGCACAAGGTACGCTTGCAACAAATGCTTTGCCATCTGCTAGTTTCACTGACGCCGCAGTTAGCGGTAAGTTGATAACTGGATTCTCTGCTGCAGCTGGCACGGTTGTGGCATCAGATACGATTCTCGGCGCGTTCAACAAGATCGTCGGCAATATCGGCCTTAAAGCTAATCTCTCTGGTGGCAACACGTTCACCGGTACGCAGATCATGAGTGATGCCCAGGTGACGCGCGCCATGTTGATCGACAGTGGCTATACGTTCTTAGATAAGGGCAACAGCGGCACGACCGCGCAGACGATCGACTTCACGGCTGGACATCATCAAAAGATCACGGCAACCGGCAATCACAGCTTTGCGTTTAGTAACTGGCCGCCAACTGGAAATACTGGTTTTATTTTGTTCGAGGCCACAAACTACGGGGCATATACGATCACGCCGCCGACAGTGAATTGGGTCAATCCAGACGGCACGACAACGACAAGCCTTGCCACACACTTTACGGCGTTGGCTGCAGTGGGTGGCCGCAGCGGATTCAAGTCTTCAGGTACCGACTTCATGATGTTCTGGAGTCGTGACGCTGGCACAACGGTTTACGGGAAATTTCTATGAATCCGGCACTTGCGATGGCTATGGGTAGTGGAGGGGCCGTACAAATCTACTCTGATGATGTGTTTTCCACTTATCTGTATGGCGGCAACGGTACAAGTCAGTCGATCAATAACGTGATTGATCTTGCGGGTAAGGGCGGAATGGTTTGGTTCAAATGCCGTAACAGTGCCATCGATGTAACTGTACACGATACGGTTCGCGGGTCAAACAAATTGCTGGCATCAAACACGACAGCTGCAGAAGCTACATCTGGTCAATACATAACGGCTTTCAACAACAATGGGTTCTCCTTGGGTACAGGGAATCCAAATACAAACGCATTGAATTTTGCAAGTTATACGTTTCGGAAAGCAGCAAAATTTTTTGATGTCGTGACATGGACGGGTGACGGCACGAGTAACAGAGCAATATCCCATAATTTAGGATCTGTGCCAGGGCTTATTATTGTGAAAAAGCTTTCTGCTGTTGAAGACTGGAAAGTTTGGCATAAATCGGCGTCTTTACTCGCGGCTACAGCTGGCGCCGATCAATGTATTCTGTCTTTGAACGCTCAAAGTGGTGTCGGTAATGGATACACAGAGTCAACCTATTTTCCATCACTGCCAACGTCAAGCCAATTCTCGGTAGGATCTAATAACAACACTAATACCGCTACATTTGTTGCATATCTGTTTGCTGACGATTCGGCTACAAGCGGCATTGTTCGTTGCGGATCATTTACTACAGACGGCAGTGGTAATGCGACGGTTACAGCCCTTGGTTGGGAGCCACAATTCTTGATGGCAAAGGCATCTAGCGCATCTAGTGATTGGTTCATGCTAGATGCTGTTCGAGGCTGGAGCGTATCGGCGGAAGACAGAAGCACTTTGGCTAATAGTACGGCAGTCGAATCGACGGCTACCGACTACGGCAATCCAACATCAACAGGGTTCATCTTTAAAGGGGCCGCTAGTACGACATATATTTACCTTGCAATTCGTCGCCCGAACAAGCCGCCTACATCTGGCACGCAGGTTTTTGCTGCTACTGCGAGTCTTATCCAGGCTGTTATATCTGGCCTTAACACCTCCAATGGCTCGCCTAACCCGCAAGATTTATATGTAATGTTTGGGGACAGGACTACACCAACTACACCTGCTTGGTTATGGGCTGATAGATCTCGCGGATATGCTTCTGCGGCAAACGGATCACCGATACTAGACTCTACAAGTACAGCGGCACAATCTGCCAGGACTACATCGCCGTACATCTACCACGCCGATGCAACGGGATATATTAACTTTGTCCCAAGCACTAATAGCATGGTTTATAGATTCGCTCGCGCAGCTGGAGTGTTCGACATCGTCTCCTATAATGGAACCGGTGGCGCATCTCAAAGCGTTACGCACAATCTCAGCGGCACGCCGGAGTTAATTATTACTAAGAGGACAGACGCAGCATCACCATCGAACGGGTGGGCAGTTTATAGCGGCACAGTAGACCAAATCTGTTGGCTCAACTCTACGCTGCAAAGGCAGGCATTTGCAAACACGTACCCGTCAGCACCGACAACGACTACTTTCACTGTCGGATCTAATGGCGACGTTGGGGCATCTGGTGGTAGCTATGTGTCATATCTATTCAAGACGTTGGCCGGAATATCCAAGGTAGGATCGTACACGGGTAACGGTGGCACACAAAACATCGATTGCGGCTTTACCGCTGGCGCTAGATTCGTCTTGATCAAACGTGTAAACAGCACAGGCGATTGGTATGTGTGGGACACAGTGCGCGGCATTGTTGCAGGTAACGATCCTCACTTGAGTTTCAATTCGACGGCAGCAGAAGTAACTACTGACGATTCTATTGATCCACTTTCAAGCGGATTTGCTGTAAATCAATTGGCCGCGACAAACATCAATGTCAATGCCGCAACATACATTTACTTAGCAATTGCATAGGATTCGACATGACAACTACATTCAGAATGAAAAGCGATGGTCGGCTAGTCACCGAACAACAATACCGGCAGGAACATGACACCATCTTTCCGGTCGTGTTCACACCGACCGACGCAGATCCAATTCTAGAGTCACCGCCGCCAGCCGTTGACAGCACTCACGTAGCCGTAAAATATGGCGTTAAGCAAGACTTGCGCGGTAATTGGGTGTGGGATTGGGACATCGAGGCAAAACCACAGGAGCAGATTGATGCCGAGTTTAAGGCGTCAGTACCGAAAGCCGTTACTATGCGTCAGGCACGGCGAGCGCTGCTTGATGCAGGTAAGTTGGCAGCAGTAACGGCTGCGATCAACTCTCTACCAAGCCCAGCGAGAGAGAAAGCGCAAATTGATTGGGAGTATAGCAGCGTAGTAGAACGTCATTGGCCGCTGATTGCAGCACTAATGTCAGCACTGCAAATGACAGAACACGATATTGATTTACTATTTATTGAAGCGTCTAAACTACAGGCTTAATCATGCGATACGAAGAAGCAAGAGCGTTTATTCAGACAGGAGATGTAATCGCTGTGCGCGAAAAGCATGGATTCCTTTCGCCATTCACGCGCTTCTTCACGCATAGCGAGTACACGCACAATGGCCTAGCCGTCTGGTTTAACGGTGGCCTTTGGATGGCAGAGCTCAACGGTGGCCGTAATCACATGATCCCGCTTTCTCAGTTGGCAGAGATTCCGTTTGACGTGTACCACTGCCCTGTAGAAGACAGAGACGCAGTAGAGACGGCTATCAGTGAGAGCCTACGCGAGAGAATTGATTATGGCTTTGCTGCGCTTGCCGTTATAGGAATACTCAACTTCTTCAGAATTAAAGTATTCCTGCATGCGCGTCAAATACTGGTATGCACTGGATACTGTGTAAAAGTTTTGGAAGCCGCAGGATGGCAAGAGCATAGCCGCTTGATTTCGCCACAGGAATTGACCGAGGAACTACGCTACAAGCTGTCCGTCCGTCCTTATTAGTGAGAAAAGCTTATGGCTGGTTTCAAGTTAGATCGATTCTCAGGGCTCATGCCTCGTGTTTCGCCTTCTCTTCTGTCTAAAGAGCATGCAACGATCGCGAAGAATTGCGAGTTTGCATACGGAGAATTGCGCGGGTTGAAAGGTAACTTCAACATTAACTCGTTCGTCAACACGCCGAGAAGCATTTATACAGACGACGGCATTAGGTTCTATTCGTGGACTGATGATGTCAACGCTGTTCGAAGCCCACTATCTAACGATACATACAACCGGCTCTATTACACGACGCCAACAGACTTTAGAGTTACTAGCCGATCTGGCATGCAAACTAACGGTGGCCAGCCGAGTTCTAGCTACCGTGTTGGCGTTCCGCAACCTACACAGGCCGCTTCGCTTGCAATGTCTTCGACGACACAATTAGAAGGCATTACGCTCACAGCGACGTTTTTCTATGAGTATTCAGGCGTCAAGTATCAAGAGCAGCCAATGGCATTAACCACGATAACCCAATACGAAAAATGGTCATTTGTGGCGCCAGCCAACAACAACGTAACGACCACGGCCAACGGTCAGACGACATCGACTGGTACGCCGAAAACAGCTGCACCGGTCATTCGTCTGGTTGCCAAAGATACCGAGACAAATACGGTCATATTCGACATCTATACATCTAATTCGGCATTCTATTCGCCTGCCGATTGGTCTCTTTCTATCGGTAACACGTCAGGAAATAATTACACGCTGACATTATCAGCCGCCGTATCTGATAGCGGTAAAGAAACTCGCGCCTATGTATATACATATGTCAATACATATGGTGAAGAAGGACCGCCAAGCCCAGCATCTACTATTACCGGAAATCCTGAAATACCAGTAAATGTACAGGTGACGAAAGACTCATTTACATACGACTACGCGCCAATTAAAGAGATCCGTGTTTATCGTACTCCGACCGGTTCAAACATCATTGATTATTTTTATGTTGGCACGATACCGGTACTGAGCAACCCAGCCAATGTCATTACTTTTACCGACAAGGTAAAGGCAAGCGAGTTAAACGAACCGCTTTCAAGCGACGAATACTACCCGCCTGATCCCGAGTTGGTCGGCCTCATGTCATTGCCAAACGGCATTATGTGCGCTTGGAAGGGCAATGAATTGCACTTCTCTGATGCCTACAAGCCTTGGTCTTGGCCGCCTAGCTATCGCAAGACATTCCAGACGCAGATTGTCGGCGGCATTGTGTCCGGCTCGGGCGCGTTGATCACGACGGCATCGCAGCCGTTCTTGATTTCTGGCGTATCGCCGGACAGCATGACGGAAACGAAGATTAAGGCACCACAGGCAGGCGTATCCAAATGGTCAATGGCCGACTTGGGTGGTGTATTGCTCTATGCAAGTAATGACGGAATCGTTGCCGTAGAAGGAAATCAGGCTGGTCTACAGTTCAGCGAACAGTTCTTCACACGTGACGTATGGAGAAGCTTGTATAGCGCCGGTTTTTCTACCATGCGATTTATGGTATGGGACGGCAGGCTTGTTGTGTACTCTAGTACAGCTGCCTTCACGCCGTTCATGATCAGATTAGATGAGGCTAAAGGCGCAATGACCGAGGTTACAGGTCTCGTCGCTCAATGTGACTTTGTGTCGCCGCTTTCCGATCAATCCTACTTCATTACCGGCAACCAGTTATATCAATTCGCTGGCGGCAGCGAGCAACAAGCAATCTGGATGGGGCCAGAAATGGAATTTCGAGTACCGATAAACTTTGGTATGGCTCAGGCCCTTGTCGAAGGTTCTTGGTCGATCGAATTTTGGGCGCTAGAGAAAGTAAATGGCGTGCACCAAATCAGGCTTAAATACACTAAGGCCGTGACGACAGGGCTTACTGATTTCAGGCTACCTAGTGGATTCCTTTCCGATCGCTGGCAAGTGAAGATCACTGGCACCGGACGTTTTAGAGAGCTTCGCGTCGGCAATACTGCGAACGAATTGAAGGCTATGTAATGGCAGACCAAAACGCAAAGGCCGTACCTGGCATACCATTGGCCGCACTTGAGGCCATCGAAGATCAGAATGTGCGTGACGTTCTACGCGCCCTTGTCGATGCACATCATGTGCGCAACGGTAACTCGGGTAGCGGAGACGAGCGTTTTGTAACGGCTAAAGAAGTTGGGCTTGTCAACGGCAGATCATCCATTGCAGGCGGCAATAAAGCTATTCAGACGACCACACCGGCATCGTCAATAACACCGGCACAAGTCGGGCGCATTATCAATGATCTTCAATCAGAGATTCTAGAATCACAGCTGTTCAAAGATCTCGGCGCTAGGATTGACTTGATCGACGCGCCGGATGGATTGATTAAGAAATTCAATGATCTGCAAGACGGCGTAACAGATATAACAACAAAAACAGAAAACAGCATTACGCAGATCAATGGTATCAAGCAAACGATTTACGATCCTACAACTGGACTAGCTGCGGCTCAAGCCCTAATCGGCGAGATCAATAATGTTACGGCAACGTCTACCTCCGCAGCAGCGCAAAAGCTGTCAGCGGTCAGGGCTGTTGTTTATGATCCACTGACAGGACTAGCTAAGGCGCAGTCAAACATTCTTGACGAAAAAACGGCTAGGGCAAACAACGATAACGCTTTAGCGCGTGCCGTGAATACTGTCTGGGCTGCTATCGGCGACAACTCGGCTTTGATTCAAGAGGGATCAGAAGCCGTTGTGAATAATGCCGGTGCGACGGCGCAACGCTGGAACCAAACGCAGGTTGCTATCAAAGATCCGGTTACCGGAAACTACATTAATTCTGCAGCGATTAGAGAAGATGCAAAGGTTGCGTTTAATAAAGCCGATGCGCTAGAAGGGAAATACACCGTTAAGATTGATCTGAACGGATATGTTTCTGGCTTTGGTTTGGCGTCAACATCTAACAATTCTGGAAACATATCAGAGTTCTATATTCGTGCCGATCGTTTTGCGATTGCATCGGCTACAACCCCTCGCGCTATAAATCCTGATGGTTCTTTTGCGCCTTCCGATCCGGCAAATATCCCTTTCATTGTCACGACGCAACCAAGATACGTGAACGGAGTATATGCGCCTGCAGGCGTCTACATCAAAGATGCTTTCATCGAAAACGGAACGATTACTAGGGCAAGAATCGGTCTAGCCGAGATCGACACACTTCGGGTTGCGGGTAATGCGATTGTCGTACCGGGGTCAGCAGTGGCAGGTAATACCGTGCCGGTTACTGGCGCGTGGACTACTGTGCTAACCGCATATAGTGACTATGGAGACGCCGCGCCAGCACTTGTCGTTTGCACGGCCTCTGTCAACTTTTTGGCACAAACTAGCGGATCAGCTTCGTCAATTTTGGTTCGTATCTGCCAAGATGGTGTGGCCGGTCAAATGACTTGCGGAATATCGTTACCTGGTGGTTTTTCAGGCGTCGCGACGATCACAGATACATTCGCCGGTGCCACTGGTCAGCACAGCTATCAAGTACAGGTATGGCAATCTCAGGGATCAACGGTATATCTGGCTGGAGCCCGTAACATTACCTACATGGGGGCGAAGCGATGAATGCTAACTATGTCATTTACGAGAAGGCAACAGGTACCATTGTGCAGGCTGTTTTCTGTCAGCGCACGGTAGTCGATTTATATGCGCAGGACGACGGCCTAGCCAGTATGGAAGTAGAAGCTATGATTGATCCGTCAAAGTATCGCGTCGTAAATGGAAGTCTTGTTGCGATCGAGGCGGATACGTCGCAGTCATACGCAGAGCAAAGAATGTATGCCTATCCAGCGGTTACAGAACAACTAGATGCGCTATGGCACGCCATGGACCAAGGCATTTTGCCGAAAATTGAGCCAATGTATAGCGATGTAAAGGCGGTTAAGTTATCTATTCCAAAGTCAAATAACTAGCACAGGCATACAATCGAGCAATGGAAAATCTACCTTATGCCTCGTCGCGCGAGAAGATCGCAGCCCTCGCAACAGCCCTGAAAGGAGGGCCGACGATCGAGCTTGAGGTTCGTCATCATTTTTCAGAAGGTGTGTATGCCAGAGAATTGATTATTCCTAAAGGAACGGTACTCGTCGGGAAGATCCACAAGAAAGAGAATTTGAACATCGTTACCAAGGGCCTTCTTCATGTGGTTACAGAGGAAGGCTTAAAGACGATGCAGGCCGGGGACGTTGTTGTTTCACCGAGGGGTGTTCAGCGTGCAGGCTATGCACTCGAAGATTCTGTATGGATCACGGTACATGGAACGCATGAAACAGACTTAGAGAAAATTGAAGCCGAATTTGTAGCGCAAGATGAAGCCGAATATCTGGCATACAGCAAAGTAATTGAGATTGAAGGGGATTAATCATGGCATGGTCAAATGTAGCGGGTTCCGCAATCTCGTTGGTTGGCGGTTATTTCATGAACAAGGGGACGACAGATTCAGCCAAAGATGCCAGTAGAGCGTCGGCTAATGCAGCCGCGACACAGGCAGCCATTTCCCAAGATCAATGGGATAGCTATAAAACGATATATCAGCCGATGGAGCGCAAATATGTCGAAGACGCACAGAACTTTGATAGCGAAGCCAATCGAGAGCGAGCGGCAGGCGAGGCATCGGCAACAGTTTCGGAACAATTCGGTAAAGCGCGCGATCGTCTAAGCCGCACGCCCGGGCTTGATCCTTCCAGCGCTGCATACATTTCGGCTATGGCAGGTCTAGACAGAAATCAGGCTGCAGCAGATGCGGTGAATCAAAACGCCGCGCGAAATCGCATAAGTGATATGGCTTGGGCACGTAAGACAGACGCACTAAGTCTAGGCAAAGGGTTGCCAGCACAGGCTAACGCCGGACTTGCGCAGTCAGCAATGACGAATAATGCAATAGCCAATGGCCTTAATGCTCAGGCCAATGCCAACGGCGCGGCCTTTGGTAAAGTTGTCAGCAATGTTACAGACGCTTGGAATAAAAACGGCGGCCTCAGTTCAATCATGAACACAACGCCTACGAGATCGACTTATAACCCCGGCATACAAGGGAATTACGATTTGTCGCCAATCAATACGCCGGGTGTTGATCAACTTGGATTAACCCTTCCAACTGCAGGATAGAAACATGAATATCGCACCTGGATTAGCGGCGGCAAACGCCTACTTTGATCAAAATGAACACTTGCAAGACCGTGACTATCTGGCCAAGCAACGCGCCTATCAGCAAGCCGTTATGGACGCAAAGCAAGGCGGCCTTGCTGACGAAGCGGCGGCAACGAATGCCGTTAACCGATTGAGAGCAGAGCAAGCACGATCTGGCCTCGAGATATTGCCTCAAGAGACCAAGAATCGCGTTGATCAGCTTGGCTTGGATAGTGAAAACTTAACATTCAATAAGAAAATGCTTCCGACTGTGCAGGCTAATGCGCAGAAAGAAACCCAAGTTCGTAGTGCCGGTCTCGATTCGGCAATCGCCCAGATCCCAGAAAACGAACGCAAGCGGATTTCTGATAATGCCAGTGCTGCAAACTCTCGTCACTTGCAAGCGCTTGTTGATCTTTCGCACTATCTCACAGCCAATGACAAAGCAGGCGCATTACAGCACGTCAATGCCGTAGCTGATGCTGAATCCGTTCAAAGCGGAACCAAGGGGAAGAAATTTGTTGATATCCATGCCGTTGGTGATGGTGAGAATCGTGCCTTCGAACTTGTTTCACAAGACGGTAGTAAGGTCTCGATACCATATGCTGCTGTGCTGCAAGCGTCGAGTATGGCAAAAACTGGCAAATACAAATTCATGATGGATGACGCTACAGGTCGTGTGGTTGCTGGAAATGAGAATACTGGTGACGTTCAAGAAAAAGTGCCGGGCGATCCGCAACGTCTCAAAATGGGCGGCGGTGGGAAACCGTCAGAGATGCAAATGCAGTTTCTGTTTCTCACGAAACATCCTGATGGTCCTAAGCTTTCCCCAGAACGCGCTACTGAAATGATCACGAAGGGCTCGCACAAAACGGCAGAAGAGCGCTATCACGACTACAAGCAGGAACTTGTGAAGGCTGCTGCGGGATTGGGACGTGTACCTGATATAGCAAAAATCAATCAGCAGGCCGCACAATTGTCTGGTTATGATCCAAACGTAAAGACTGGATTAAGCAATGGATCAAATACGCCAAACACTGTGACAATTGATCCTAAATTCGAAAGCCTATTTAAACCCTAGACTATAGACAAAACATGGCAACTACACCTAGCGACTCTCTCAACCCTAAAAACGAATCGCTAGGCGCTGATCGCCTCGATACGTTCTTTCGTCAAGATGAAGCTGCGAAAGCAGCAAAGTCTACAAAGCAAATTCAAGATAACGCATACGATTCGACATCGATAGCGGATTTCGCGACAAAAGTAATGCCTCAAGCAGAGAGGGTGGCTTCACGCCTTGGCGTTTCCGTTGATTCCATTATTGGGCAATGGGGACTAGAAACCGGCTGGGGAAAGTCTGTTATTCCAGGCACAAACAACTTGGGCAACATCAAAGACTTTTCTGGTAATGGCGTAGAGGCGACTGATAATGCAACCGGTACCCGAGACAAATACAAAGTATTTGATAGTCTGGACTCATTTGCTGATGGCCACGCCGATCTCTTGAGTCGTAAATATAAAGGCGCACTCAACGCGGGGAACGACGCCGCAAAGTTCTTTACCGGGCTGAAGGCGGGAGGTTACGCAGAAGACCCGACGTATGTAGAAAAAGGCACGGCAGCTGCGGCCATGGTTGCCAAGGCTCGCCAAGGCATGCAACCGGCGCAACCGGTCCAACAACAGCCAAGCGCAGCAGATAATGCGCCTAAATGGTCGACAATCATCGCAAAACCAGAATATCTGAATATGTCTGCCGAAGACAGGGCAGGCGCACGCCAAGCATATTTCGACAAGTTCATTGCACCAGACGTGCCAATGAGTCAGCGTGCAGAGGTTAAAGCATGGTTTGATGGTGAAACCGCAAAACTGGAACCTAAAGAACCTAGTCTCTTGGATCGAGCTAAAGAGACGATCAAGAAGCTATATACGGGTGGCACGACGACGCCAACGAATCCTGATGCTGTCTATGACCCTGTAACCGGTGTTGAATTGACTGGTTATAACAATGAGACAGATATTCCGCGTAGTCAGCGTAGCGTCATGGATAACTATTCGCAAAAAGACGCAACCCCGGCCAAGCTGCAGCCTCAATTCGATCCTAATGTAGTTGGCTTCGCAAACGCATCAAAGAATCTTCGTGCATATCAAGATTCACGCGCGCAAGACATCGAAAAAGCGCGTATGACTGAAGGTCAGAAAGTGGTCAATGGCGAAGGCCGTAAGTTCACTCCTATCGTCAACGATCGCACGTGGGGGCAGGCCGCTGGCGATACTTTCGATGCAGCAGCGAAAATCATCCCGACCGCGTTGAAGGGTACGGCAGACATTACGGCAATGCTCACCAATGATGCCGTTGGCCGTGACTTCTCGGACTACATGCAAAGCGAGATGGACAAGATCGATGCCGGTAGTTCGCCAATGATGAAGTCTAAGCGTGCCGAGCTTAATTTTCAGATGTCGAATGACAACTATTCGGCTGGTGACATCCTGAATCATTTGGTAACGAACCCTTCTATTTTTATTGATCAGGCCGCCCCCTCAGTTGGTAGCATGTTATTTCCAGCTGGAGCTGTGCGTGGAGCAATCGGACTTGCTGCACGCCTTGGTGGAAATGCTTCGAAGTTTGCGACGGTAGCGACTCTCGGCACGGTTGCGGCACAAAATGCCGCTGATACGTTCGCGGAGTTGCGAGGTCTTCCAACAGAAGATCGATATGCCGGCGCAACAGTGGCCGCTACTATCTCTGTTCTTGCTGGTATCGCTACTAAAGGCGGTGCGGAAGGACAGATAGCGCGCAAGATGATAGGCGAGATCGAACACGGTAAGACGACAATCGCGGCAGCACGCGAACTGATCAAAGGTATGACGAATGAAGCTTTTCAAGAAGGCGGCGAAGAGTTTGGTAATGCCTTAGGCGAGGCAATCGGCAAAGACGAAGACATTGATCCACGTGCGGTCGTCAAGCGTATGACGTTGGCTGGAACGTTGGGCGCGGCCATTGGCGGCGGCACCGACATTGCCGTGCATGCCAGCGGTGAAAATTCTGACGCCAAAGCGCCACTTCAACCGATAGTACCTAAGCCAGCGTACACGGCTAAAGCTGATCCTGTAGAACCTACTGCAACACCGGTTGCAGAATCCGCACCTACTGCAAAGCCAGTAGATACAACTGCAAATAAAGATCTTGTCGACTACGCCGAGTATCGCAAAGAAATTCTCATTGCGAAACGCGATGGCGAAGCTGTTGACGTGCCAAGCGAAGACGGATCGAAGATGGTCACGGTCGATAAGGCTGGCAAAGGCTTGAGCAAGTCAGAGCAAGCAGAATTGACGGCTATCGAGCAGGCAGGCACGGACGCCGAAAAACTAGCCGCTATTTACCCTGAAATGAAGGAGACACCATCCAATGTGCCCGAACCTGCAAAAGTGGAACAAAAAGCGACTACAGCGCAAGCAACGGAAGTTGCGACGCCTGAACCAATCGCAGAGCCAGCAGCACCCCCTGCAGCAGAATCAATTCCTTCCAATGCCACAGAAAGCAAGCAGGACACTATCAGCCGCTTGATGAAGCAAGCCAAGGTTGAGAAGGGTATCGATAAGCCTACTGAGCGCAACAAGGCATTCCAGCGCGGCATGATCGATGCCGTAGAGGGTAAGGAACCACAACGCGCCAGCAGCGCCTATATCGCTGGCCATACATTCGCGCAAGACAAACTCAATAACAAGGAGACAGTTAAGAATGAGCCTCAAGCCACAGAAACCGCGTTGCCCACAGTGCAAGAAGAAGCACGGCAAGGATCGAGCCTGTCCGAGCAGTCAACCCAGTCAGAACAAGTAAAGGCAGAACAGGCAGCGACGGGAGCGCCCGAAGCCACGGCAGGGAGTGCCCAGCCGGGGCCTGTTACGTCTAATGAGTATTGGCAGAAGGCCACACCAGAACAGCACGCAGAAATTATGCGTGTTTCTAAGTTGGATAGCCGTTTTGCGAACAGTGATTACAACGCTATGCCAGAAGATGCACAGCGCAAAATCAACTATGCTGTGGGGAAAATCACTGGCACTAAGCCTGTAGCCAAACCAAAAACCGAAAAAGAGCGCAACCAACAAGCCGACTATTCAGAAAAATGGTTCGGCAGTCATGACAAGGCGCAAGCATTCATCGAGAAGAAGCGCATTGGCGAAACGCACCAAGTCGTGCAGAACGGCAAGAAGTTTGAGATCAAGGCGAAGTCGGTTGAAGCCGCACCTGTTGAGGCCGCAAAGCCAGTTGCACCGGAGCCAAAAGCCAAGCCTAAGACTGAAAAGGCGGCGAAGGCAATTAGAGAATCCAAGCCAATCAATGTATCTGGCAAGAGCCGCTCTGAGGTTCAGTCTGCAGTCGCAAATGGCGAGAAGGTTACACGCGAAGGCGTGACGAAGTGGGTTGAAGAAACAAAAGTAGGGAAGCATCAAACCTATGTCGTTAAGACAATGGAAGATGGTCGTGTTTTTACTAAAGGTCCAAAAGGTCCAGCAGGGGCTGACCTTGAATGGGGATGGTCTAAGAGTGATGCGGTGGAGAAGGCTGTCGAGTCATGGAGTTTTGCAGACGAGCAGGTAAGAGCAGACGCCAATCCAGCCCCCGACCTTAATTCCATGTTCGACGACGTATTGGCCGAGGAAGTGGCTAAGACGAAGACGGCAGGAAATGATGCAAATATAAAACAATGGCTAAATGATATTAGTAGCGCACTTGAAAAGGATCTTAACAAGAAAAAGGCGAGGCTTAGTAGACTACAGAATGAAGCAAAAGCCGACAATATTACACTTGAAGAAAAACTTTCGCGTCAGACTAAAGTAAAGGCAGCAGAAGCAACGCTTCGTAAGATGCGTCAATCTATATTTGATGCAGAAGATGCTGCGAACGAGGCTTTTAATACTAAAGATATTTCGAAGTTCAGTAATCATGCCGATTTGTTTGATAGTGCAAATTCTTTGCTGAATGAGACTATCAATAATACGTCGGCAAATCCTACTACAACTGCGAAAACAGCCAAAGTCGAAGTCTACCCAATGCCTGCTAAGAAGCCGAAGACTGAGAAGCAGGCAAAAGAACAACGCACCACAGGCCAAGCCGCAGTGTCAGCAGCCAAGAACACAGCTGAAGGCTTCGCCAATGCCATTAACGGCTTGGGTGAACTGTTTGGCGTCAACAACAACGGCACATTCGGTAGTGGTCCGGTGATCAACGAGGACACCTACGCCAAGGCTAAACCACTGTTTCAAGCAGCTGTGGCCAACTTTGAACAGGCAGGCGCAGACATCAAGGAAGTTATGCGCGCCGTCGTCAAGTCTGTACTTGAAAAGTTTGGCGAGTCAGTAGTCAACAATATGAAACCGTACATTGTGCGGTTTGTATCGGAGTATTCCGAACAAAAAACGGAAAATCTAGTTGATCACCTCTACAATGTTATCTCTAATGGCAATATGCCTAAAGATAATCCGGCATTGCGCAAGATTGTTGCCGAGTACGACAAGAAAGAAGTAACGCCAGCCCGTCTCAAGCAGGCACAAGAAGACATTGAGGCGGCGATCGCGCGCGTGGCACGCGACGAAGTTGCCAAGGGCGGTACTGATGCCGAGATCTTCGCACGCCTCGAAGCCCTGTACCAAAGCCAGCCTAACCTAAATATCCGCACTAGCACCAGTGTCGAGAATCAGGCGTACAGTACGCCAGCGCCGCTCGCGTTCTTGGCTGCACGTCTGGCAGGTATCGACAAGAACGCTAAGACATACGAGCCAACGGCAGGTAATGGCATGCTGTTGATCACGGCAAACCCTGCAAATGCTACTGCTAATGAGTTGGAAGACCAGCGCTTTGCCAATCTCAAGGCGCAAGGCTTCAAGGCTATGCAAGGCGACGCACTAGAGGCAGACGTTAAGCCGAAGTCGCAAGACTCGGTTATTACTAATCCCCCGTTTGGCTCGGTAAAAGACGACAACGGAAACCCTATAAAAGTTCCAGTCGACGGCTACAAAATCGGCAAGATCGATCATTTGATTGCAGCAAAAGCGCTTGACGCCATGAAGGACGACGGCAAGGCGACACTGATTCTAGGAGCCGACAAGGTAACTGGCGGTATTAGTGCCGACGACCGCACATTCTTCAACTGGCTTTACAGTCATTACAACGTGACTGGCCATTTTGAAGTAGACGGCAAGCTGTACACGCGCCAAGGGGCAGGCTGGCCGGTGCGAGTTATTTCTATTAACGGACGCAAAGAGTCCACCAACGTAAGCCCACGCCCAGGTGTAATCGAGCGCGCTAAGTCATGGAGTGATGTATATGAACAATTCTCAAACATATTGGGTTCCCAAAACAAAGTTAACGGAAACCCAGCAAGCAATTCTAACAGTGCAGGCGAAACAGACGCAGGTAATGACGTACGACCTTCTACTTCAACTACTGGAGCAGAAGCTATCGGCACTGATCAAAGAAAATCCGCAAGAGGCAAAGCAAGCGCTGGAGATGTCGGAAGAACAAGCACCGGAACTCGCGGAAATAGCGAGTCAGTACCAGCAGAAGGATTGGCCAATTCAGATAATTCAAACGACGGGAATGCAGAATCTTCTAAGTCTGATCGATTGGGCCAAGGAGGAAAAGCCAGCGGAGAGACGCAAGACGCCAGAGCCGCTAAGTCTGTGGGAAATTCTGGAAGCGATAGCGTAGAAGGTAACGAGTTTCAGGGTAAATACATTCCTCGCAGTGCGCGCAAGGATGAAGGTGTATTGATCCCTATTAACATGCGTGACTCTACGCAAGATGCGTTGTCACGCCTTGAAGATGAAGTAGGAGACATCGACGAGTTTGCTGCCAAAGAACTTGGCTATAAGTCGGTGGCAGCGTTGCATGATGCCTTGATGGGTTTGCAGGTTGACTCTGTGGCTACCGCAATCAGCCAGATCAAACGTGGCAAGGGTGTTGTTATTGCCGATCAAACTGGTATTGGCAAAGGCCGTCAGGCTGCATCTATCATTCGTTGGGCAGCAAAGAACGGCAAGATCCCTGTTTTCGTTACTGTGAAGCCGTCTTTATTCACTGATATGTATGGCGATCTTGCAGATATTGGCAGCCATGACATCAAACCGTTCATCTTGAACATGGATGAGTCAATTTCTGGAAAGAACGGTGAGAAGCTATTCGCCAACAAGAAAGCGACGCACAAACAAACGATCAACGATATCGCGCGCACAAACAGCCTGCCGAACGGCACGAATGCGCTATTTATGACGTACTCGCAGATCAACACTGACAATGCACAGCGCCGTGCTGTTATGGCACTGGCAGACAAAGCCGTGTTTATCTTGGACGAATCGCACAATGCTGCTGGCGAATCCAACACCGGTCAATTCATGGTAGGCGCATTGGGTGCAGCGCAAGGCGTCACTTATCTGTCGGCAACGTTTGCGAAGCGGCCAGATAATATCCCACTCTACTTCAAAACAGATATTGGCGACGCTATTGGCGATGATCAAGCACTGATGAACGCCATGCTTGCTGGTGGCCTGCCACTGCAAACCGTCGTTTCTAACAATCTTGTCAAGTCTGGCCAGATGTTCAGACGCGAGCGCAGCTATGACGGCGTGAGTATTTCTACCAACGTCGACGAAGCGAACCGCGCAGAACACGAAAAACTAAGCGACCGCGTAACAACGGCATTGCGCTCTATCGTCTCTGCTGATGCCACTTTCCATGAAGTGTTCTTCAAGGAAATGCGCAAGCAGATGGAAGAACTAGGCGGCACGGCCTTGGATATTGCAGGCAACCAAGCCACGGAAAGCGTGAACCATACCGAGTTTTCTTCGGTGGTCCATAACTTCGTGCGTCAACTATTGCTAGGCTTAAAAGCAGACACAGCGGCAAAGCGAGCAATTGCAGCTATTAAAGCAGGGAAAAAACCTATCATTGCCGTAGAAAATACGATGGGTTCATTCTTGCAAGAGTACGCGGCAAACAACAACATCGCACAGGACAGCCCTTTGGGATCGTTCGACTATCGCACGGTACTGTCTCGCGCCTTGGACCGCACGCGACACGTTGTAAAAGTCGACGCAAAAGGAAATAAGGTTAAGAGCTATGTTCCACTGAAAGACCTTGACCCGATCACACGCGCAGCGTATGGCAAGGCACAGCGCATTATCGATAGCCTTGATATGGATATTCCGGTATCGCCTATCGACTGGATGCGTGCCGCGTTGCAGCGCGAAGGTTATAGCGTAGCGGAGATTACAGGCCGGAACTTGGCCGTAGACTACACCGACCCTAAAAAGCCTGTTTTGACTAAGCTTTCAGCAGAAGAACAAAAAGACAAGGTACTGACGACCAAGAAATTCAATTCTGGAAAATTGGATGCTTTGATCCTAAACGTGGCCGGATCTACTGGCATTAGCTTGCACGCGTCCGAGAAGTTCAAGGACAAGCGCCCACGTCACATGATCATTGCGCAGGCCGCGCAGGACATCAATATCTTCATGCAAATGCTTGGCCGTATCCACCGTACAGGTCAAGTCGTGTTGCCGAGCTATGAGATCTTGAATGTGGATCTTCCGGCCGAGAAGCGCCCAACTGCATTGCTGTCTAAAAACATGAAGTCGTTGAACGCCAATACTTCATCTAATACCGAGT